TAATCAATGAATTTCACGCGCGGGTCTTTGCCATAGCCGTCATCAAAGCCATGCGGGAACCTACGGAAAGCATGGCCGAAAAAGGCACTGTTGCGGTTTATGATAAACGGCAGACCGGATTTTTGTGTTGCAACGTGTACCGCGCCATGATCGACGCCGCGCTGGAGGAAAAGTAATGGACATGATCGAACAAGTAGAGCGAGCCGTTTACGCATCGCTTAAGGTCGAAGGGTTTTCGCATCAAGATTTTGATTTGCTGAACACGTTCCAAAAGACGCAGGTCAATAAAATGGCCCGCGCCGCCATTGCCGCCATGCGGGAGCCTACGGAGGAGATGGAAAACGCAAAGGTTGAACACATGGGCAGCATCGGCGGATACCTTGATTATTTTGACAGCAAGACGGTTTGGCAAGCCATGATCGACGCCGCGCTGGAATGTTCTACGAAACCTGATGAGAAATAAAGGAGCGTGGCGTGAAGTTAGTAATTGGTGATTACTGGTACGAACACGACACCTTGCGCGGGCTGTTGTTAGCTGTGTTCCGTCATAGGCTCTGGCATTGGTGCCAAGGCGACGGCTGGATTGATTAAATAAGGAGCCGGTGTGATTATTTTAGGCATAGACCCCGGCTTGTCAGGCGCGTTGGCGTTCCTCGACACCAAGACCGGCATGATAGCCGTCGAGGACATGCCTACAGTCACAGTCATGCGAAACCGCAAGGAAAAGCGGGAAGTCAGCGCCCAGCTAGTCGCGGCCATAGTGGTTAAACGCCATGTTGAGGCGGCATTCCTAGAGAAGGTCAACGCAATGGCCGGTCAGGGCGTGTCGTCAGTTTTTAGCTTTGGACGCTCTGCGGGCATCATAGAGGGCGTCCTGGCGGCGTTCGACATACCAACCACGCTAGTCACGCCACAGGCTTGGCAGAAGGCTATGGGCGTCAGGGACGGCAAGGACGGCAGCCGGGAGCGGGCTATGCAGCTATTCCCGGCCAGCGCGGAGCTATTCCAGCGCAAGAAGGACGATGGTCGGTCTGACGCGGCCCTGATTGCCAAGTATGGGTCGCAGACATGAAAACCATCCGCGTTTCCATAGATTTTGACGTGGAATATGACGACACAGAGCCTGGGGCATTCAACTTTGCTATGGCGATTGTCGATGAATTGCTGAACATGGAAATTGATATGGACACGGTTAAGATTGTCCAGACGCGGAGCTATTCGTGATTTGGGACGATAAAGCCATTGCCAGGCTGACCGAGCTGGTCGCCACAGGGATCAGCTACACGATCATCGGCCAGAAAATGCACATCAGCAAGAACGCGGCCATTGGCAAGGCGCGGCGTTTAAACTTGCAGAAGTCACCGGCCTCGTCCACGCCTATCAAATACAAAAAGTCCGTATATACGCCCAAGCCGCCCAAGCCCGCCAAGCGCAAGCCCATCCAGACCAAGATTGTCCCGCTCACGCCGCCCAAAGCCGTGCCTGTGGCAGATATGCAACTGGTCACCATGATGCAATTAAAGGATGAGCATTGCCGCTATCCTATTGACAACAAAGAAGAAATGTTATTTTGTGGTCGGTTGCAAGACGGAATACCGCCTTATTGCGCGGATCATTCCAAGATTTGCTATATGCCCCCAAGAGAGCCAATTCTTAAAACGCGGCGGGATCAAAGCCGTGGGCCTTGCAAACCTTAGCGGCCATTTTCTTGAAACGCGGCCCGTGCGTTTCCCTGTCGCCGGTAAGTTCTTGGTATAAATGTATCATTTCATGTGCTATAGTTGCCATAAGTGTGTCTGTATGGCCATTTCTAGCGGCGCTAACCCGGATCACGGGCGTTCCATTTTGGACCAAAAAATCAGCAAACATTTTAGGGTCGCGGACTACGGAAAACCCTATTTCATCTGATTCAGGCAATTTCCAATAACAAAATGGCTCTGTTTGACAGAGGTAATCGTACCCAGCAGCAATCATTTCTGGGTGCAATTTTAGTGTCATTGGGAGTATTTCCAAATAAACCCAATGTTTGCAAGTACATACCCAGTCCAAATTATGCAGTCGGCATAGTTCTTCTGACTTAGCTGGTTCAATGCCACAGCCGCGTAAATTACTGCCACCAAGCCAACTAAAATAGAACTCATCTTTTGCGCCGTTTAAACTTTAAAAATTCAGCGCCTTCTTGAACGTCTGGGATGACAGTTATCAAGCGCGGGTCATCATCAGCGTATTGCGGGTCAATGATGGTCACACAGGCCGCAAAGGCATTCTGGTCAGGAAGCCCATTTTCCTCTGCATAGCGGTCATATGTTTTGTAGCCCGCGCAGCGTATAGTCCAAGAAAGCAACCCAGACGCCGGATCTTTCAGGGGGCCAGCCATGAAAGATACATGCTTATGGCCGCAAGTTAGGATGTGATCGCGCCAGCCGCCTTGCACGGCCTTCATGGGGCCATGTGCCGGGTTCCACATGCTATGGCCGCCAAAATCATGGCGGGCATTAATGCGGACTTCCTTTTTATTGGGAAAATTAAGGTTTAACCGGCAGCCATGATATTCAATATTGTTGCCCGATTGCTTGGCTATCCACTTCAGAGGGTCGCCCACGCCAGACCAGCAATCATGGTTGCCAGCCACCAGGTACAGCCAGTTGACCGAGCTAACCAACCATTCAGTCAGCACCCAGGCATCAGAATGCGACGTTGATTGTTCGCCATAAAGGCGGGCAAGACGGCCAATCCAATTGTTCTGGATGTCGCCCAAATTGGCCCCAAAAAGCCCTTCGGTTTTATTGACGATCTTAACGTGGTCTTCAATCAGGCCAATATCGGTACCGTCATCGTCAACATGGGGGTCGCCAAAATGAACAATCCCGATAGGGCCGTCCATATGCACGTTGACGCCTATCAGCTTTTTACCGTTCTTGGCCCGCTTGGTACGCTCAAAGTCCCTCTTGCGGCGCTCCAAAAGGTCTGCGGCTGTAGCTTGGCCGTCTTCAGTGTGTTCGACGGTAAAGGGCTTATCGCGGCGCAGCGTACCGTCTGCAATCCTGCTTTTGGCCGTCACAATGCGCTTGGCTAGGGTACGCCTTTCAAGGCCAAGGAAGTTACCGGCTTGGACCTGATTTCCGTTGAAACGCTCGTATATTTTAAGGCAATGCAGCAATTCTTCGTCTGGTGTACCGGGATTAGCCATAAGATTCCTTGCTTTTTAGGTCTGGAAATATGCTATTCTTTTCGCCTCGATCTCAACCTCGCCCACCCGCCTACTCCAGCCACCGCCGAAAGTCGCCCAAGTAGGCAGGGATTTGAGGAAGTCCAAACGGCGCTGGCTGTAATCCTCAATAAACTCGACAGGATCGGCCTCATGGATGGCCGCCAGAGTCTTGGGGCCAAGGCTGCCGTCAACCTTCTGGTGCAGGACATACTGGGCCAGCTTGATAGCCCTGCCGGGGCCAGAATTGACCGCGCAGTCGAACAGGCAATAGTCCACCCCGTGCGGCAGGGCGTCCCCGTGGATAGCGTCCCAATAGCGGGCTTTATAGACCGGCTGGACGGCTTCCGGCGTCAAGGCCCTCATATCCGCCTCAGACGCATCCTTGCCCGTGTGGGCGTCCCAGACGGCCTTGGTGACGCCTAGATTGGTCATCCCGCCGGGGTCTTGGGGATGATGGACAAAACCGCCCTCATGGCGAAGCAAGAGGCGCATGGCATATTCAAAAGTCGAGTTCATGGGGCCTTCGGGCAAAGCGTGTGATAGACCGCATTATGCTCTTTTACGGCCTCAATTGTCTCTAGCGTGTCATGCAGCCGGGAAAACTGAATAACCTTCGCAACTGCACAAAAGTCAGTCCCGGCTATCGGGGTCTGGGGACCGCAACACGCCTGGATCAGCGGTAGCAGCAGCCCGCACAGCATCCCTAGCCTGATTTGCCTGCCGTATTTCATGCAATTGCGCCTGTAATGATTCGACCCTAGCTTCAGCCACCGCCCCGTCCGTCAGCTTTTTATCCCGAAAATAGCCCATAAGGCCGCTCAGAAGCTGAAAGAACGGGGCCAGAAAGGCCAACATCAGGCCGAGATGCCGTTGCGAATAAACGCCGCGAACAGAGCCGAAAACACCAGCTGGGCGGTCTGGGCGACAGTAGCCTCGCCCGTCAGATAGCCCGCCACAGCGGTAATAACGGCAACAGCGGCAGTGATATACGTCTTTTTGCCTGCAAACATTGTATTCTCCTACTTCAAGTTGACGAGCTTATACAGGGTAGTCGAGTATTCAGCAGTGAACCCATCGAACAAATTGAGCAGCATGGGGTTCTTCTGGCAAATCTTGTCCCGGTTATTGACCAGATAGGCCAGTTCGCTGTGAATCTTGGCTGTAATATCCGTCTTGGGCATCTGGATCGTCCGCACCTCGCCAATCAGGCCATAATAGCCCTGATAAGCCTCAATGATGCCGTCGATGCCGTCAATCAGGGCTTCATAGAACTTACCAAGCGCCTTATGCTCCGAATAAGACTTGGACGCCCAGTGAGCTAGATGGACGGCGTTTCTGAGCGCGAATACACGCGCGA